ATATTATACTTCCTTCTATTTGATTTTATGGTTTTAGCTTTTATCATTTCCAAAAATCATCTTATCCATTTTCTTTGCTCTATCTTGTTCATTGCTTTTATTAGTTCTTTCAATGTGCTTATCCATACTCATACTACCAAAATCTATTTGGTCTTTTCTAATAGCAGTTGCCATTGGCGTTTCTCTTATAACAAACTGAGTGCTCCACTTTGAGGGGTGTGCTCTCTTTCCACAAGATGGACAATTAAAGTGTCCTTCTTTATTTGGTTTGTTACAATGCTGACAATCCATTTATTATCCTGTTGAAACAATAATATATGCAACTCTAGTTCTATCCAACATTACTGCTTGAATATCAACAATAGCATTGTTTGTGCTATCAAGAGTTTGAATGTAGTCATTGATTTCTTTAGCTAAAGAACCTGCTACACTACTTGCTGCTGGGCTAACGTCATTAATAATTACTTTTGTAATTGTATTATAATCTGCCATTTTATTCTCCTATTAGTTTAAAATTCTTTTTGGATTTTGGGGTTGAACCTTTATACGAACAACCCCACAGTATCCAAGACTGTTAATCCTCACGGATTGGTTTATGCTATAGTTGTAGCGTTAGCTGAGAAATCAGCATCACTAAGGTCTTTAACAAACGCTTGGATAATCCACTGAGTACCATCAGAGATAAGTTCAACTCTATCTCCTGGGGTAGCTGCAGCAGTAAACACAAAGAAATCGTCACCAGTAACTGCAAAGTTACCAGCTGCACCATCTACTTCGTGTGCTTGTCCAATGTTATCGCCTTGACCTAAAGCAATGTTAACAACGTTGTTCATAGAACCATCAGTTGCTGCAATTCCTTCAGTTAGTACGACAGTACAATTCCATCCTATATATGAAACAGATGGAAGTGTTAAAGTGGTTTCTGCAGCAGGATTAACTACGAATAGTTTTCCTGAATCGTCTGCGTCTAATGTCTTATCAGCAGTTACTGCTTCTACGACCCACTGTTTATACTGTTTACCATATTGTCCACTACTACTATTAAGTACGTTACTTCTAGCCATCTTACACTCCTTCTAAATTAATTAAGTAATGTGATTCTGGTAGACATACTTCTAGTCCAGCTTCAGTAAGAATCATATCTTTTCTTAGGTCTTCATCTGCACCTTGTACATTTGTCATAACCTGAGTATCACGATTGATTCCGTTACCTACTAATGGTCTGTAGTATAGTTTACTCATATCAGCCATAGCCATCATACCAGATGAATGTCCTCTAAATAGAGGTTCTTTCACTAAATACACTGAACCGTGAACTGTATTAATCTCCATTAACTGGTGACCATACTGTCCAGCTAGTTCATCCATATTGATTTGGTATTGTGTGCTAGCAGTTGATATATCAGAAAATGAGCCGTTACCCATTTTGTTAAAGAAAGAAATAACAGGAAGAGAAGCTAATGCTAATCTTTCGTTACTTCCACCTCTAGCAGGGTCAAACAATACTTCAAAGTCTGATAATAGTCTATCATAAGTAAGCTCTGAAGCTTGTGCAGTTCTGAAGTATGCTTTACCTGACTCATAAGATAAGTTAGATGTACCGCCTACTACTGTACTGTTTTTAATGATGTGACCTACTAGACCTTCTGAGTATTGTACTCCGCCTACTTTTGCTTTTTGATTGAAAAGAAATGCTCTTTCCATATCTATTTTGTGCTCTCTCATTTTTTGAGCTAACACTCTTTCAAACTCGTTAGATACTCCACGTAGTTGTGTTGCATATGCTGTGTTTGAAATCTCAGCAGCTGTTTTGAAAATCTGGGTATACCCATAATTATCTTCTAAACTGTCTGAGAAAACATCTGGTGACCCAGAACCTTCTGCGTAAGCTGTACCAATGATTTGTCCTTTTTTATTATCTAAAAGTTTATTTGCATTAGTTGCTGTTGATGATACAGAAATCACTTTACCAGTGAAAGTTGTATCAGCAGAATTTTGAACAGGTGCATCTTCTACTCTAACTATAATGTTAGCGTAAGTTGCATCCGCTTCAGTTCCACCTAGTGTTCTAACTGCAAAGACCATCCCTTTAACAAGGAAGTCTACTGCAGCTCCGTCAGCTGTATCTACAGTAAAAGCTACTATATCTCCAGCTACTTGTACTGCACTACTATCGTGATTACCTTTTAAAAGGAACTCTCTACTTGTATAATTAATCTTTGTTCTATCTTCAAGATAACGAAACAAAGAATCATCCGTAGGTAGTTTTGCAGTTTTGCTCAGGTATACGAAGAAAGGACTTTCGTCAGGTGCTAATTCAGCAATCCTATCAGAAAAGTTATATAGTCTTCTTCTATCTGGAGCAACTCCATAATCAGCAGATGTTGTAGCAGCAGTCAAGTTTGTTGACTTTATTTGTCCGCTTATTGCCATTATATTCTCCTATTTATTTACGTTTTATTCCTCTACCAATACTACCAGAAGATGCTGCATTTAAGATTTGGTCCCACATTCCATCTTGTTCAGATTTAGTTGGAACACTTCCACCTTGTAAAACTCCAGCAGTTCTTGCTTGATTGCTTGTGTCAGGCTTTTGAATGACAGGTTCTTTATAATCGCCTTTATTCATTTTAAATAGCTTAACTAAGTTATCAAGTGGAACATTATCTTTTGGCTGTTGAGCAAATTGCATAAATTCCTGCACTTCGTCTTTATTCATACCAAATTGATTCTCGAGCTTGTTTACAGTTTGAGCAACGAATTGCTTCTGCTCTTGTCCTCTCATAGCATTGTTTACAGCATTACTTATTCTAGCTTCTTCTTCTTTCACACGAAAATCGTATGATTTAGAGCCAGGTTTATTGTACGCATCCCACGGATTGAAATCGTCTTCGTTTAACTGTGCTGTTTCAGCTTTGTTTTCTTCACCATTATTCCCGACAATCTTATCTCTTAAAGTCTCTACAAGGTCAGGTCTTTGCTCTAGTAAGTTTACTAATGGTTTATATTGGTCTAAGTGTTTCTTATCAGTAACAGCCTTGTCATACATAGACTGAAATTTCTTAGCTTCTTTTTGCCAATCCATTGCTTCTCCTTCTAAAGTACCTTCTTGTTGAGACTCAGCTTGAACCCTATCCATTGATTCCACAGCTTGAGTATCGGTTGTTGATGTTTCATTATCCATTATATTCTCCTTCGATGTCTAGTTCTCTTGTTGAGCAGAACTACGCTTGACTTCAGCCTCTACGACTTTCAGTTCTCCACGTAATTTCTCGAGTTCTAGCAACACCTTATCGTTTAGTTTGTTTTTACTAATACGCCTATCGGCAGTGGCGTTAGATTCTATATCTCTTAAACGTGTCTTAAATTTCTCAACTTCAGTACGTTTTCTATCAGATATAGATTCTCTTGTAGCCGTTTGCAGGTCTCCCTGTAAATTTTTTATTGTTTCTGACATACCAGCAACTTGTTGTTCCATTGCTGCTCTTTGATTCATACGCTGTAATATTCCGTCTTTATCAAAGATGTCTGGGTTTTTCTTCAACACTTCTACTTGGTCTACTAATCCCATTTGATATGCTTCCATATACACAGCTAACTCTGCATATTTACTTGTAGGCAATGTAGAGCCAGTCTCAATACCAACATCGTGCTGTTCAAGATTATGTTTATCTTTCTTTAAATCAAACACAACCCTTGTTTTATCAGAATAAATTTGAGCTAACTGCTCTGTTATATCGTTGTTTGGTTGTACCAAACGCATTAGCTTTGAAACTTCGTAATGTGTTTTAGCATAATTGTACATTACCTTACCTAATCTTTTTATACTAAATTCAACATCTCTAAGTTTTGATTTAGGTCTCTCACTACCTAAAGCTATAATTCTTTCTGTTCCTCTAGCAGTATCTGGTTGCTCTCCAACTCCTTGCATAATCTCTGGAATACCAAAAATAAAGTTAATATAAAACTCGCACTGCTGTATCAATCTGTAAAACTCTCCAGTCAAAGGTTGCGGAGCTGGATAGTGTGGCTCACCTTGAGATGAGTCTACTTCAATAACCGCATTTGGATTTGCCCAATCTTTTTCTAACTGTGAAATATTTTCAACACTTCCCATAGGAACCATAAGCTTTAAACCTGCAGAGGATTGTGCGTGAGACAGTGCTAACGACCATAACTTATTTAACAAACGTTGCATTGGTCTTGCCCTGGAGACATCAGAACGAGGATATGGAGTTTGAGTCCAAACATTTGCAATAGGTATTATAGGATAAACATCTGTGTTAAGAGTTGTTTCATATAGCACTATCTCACCAATGCTTGCAATTACCTTTATTC